TCTTTGTCAAACCCTGCAATTTGCATAGTTTCAAAGTCAACTTCAAAGTCGGCAGTATATTCTAGGAAAGAGTCCTTTGTGATGTATCCATGTTGAGAAGAAAAGTCGAGAGCCAGTTGCTTTGCCTCTGCCATATCCTTTGCCTCTACTTCCACATAGGGAATGCCCTCTGGGAATGTGTAGCCCTCCTCGAGCAATTCCACTACAGCCTTTCTACGACCTGTTCCATCCACCACAAACTTTTGCCATGTAAAAACAGGCGAAGTCCACCCACGCTTTCGCATTGCGTTTTTTAGTTTTGTGACATCACGCTTGTTAGCGTCCTTGAGAGTGTTGAATGTAAAATCGTCTAAAAAGGCTTGTAAAGTAAGCGTTTTTGTGTCTTTTACTTTGTTTTTGATAATTTTTTCTTGCATATCCTATTTCAAAGTTACTACTTTTACAGCCCACATTTGTGCTGTAATAATGTTTGCAAGTGCCTCATCACGCATTTTTCTTTTTCTAGCAGTCGGAATTGTGCCATCATCTGCAGGTACAGATTGTTCTACAATGTCAAATGCTTTTGCAAATAACGCTTTTAATTCTGCTACCTTTTGATCTCCACTTGGATTAAAAAGAGTACCTACAGCAATTTCTCCGGCTGTGAGTGTTCTACCAACATTGCCTACTTGAGCACCATTTATATTATTATCATTCATATATTTTTTATTAAAATCCTAATTTTTGCACATCCTCGACAGATGTAATTATATAATATTGTCCTCCGGCTTTTTTGCATTCTTGCTCGAAGGCTTTTTGATGATCGCTTTGTCTTCCTTTTGGTCTTTTTACCTCTAGGCCAATAAATAAACCATCTTTGACTAAAAGAATGTCAGGTATTCCTTTTTTTGAGTACTTAGGCATTGCAAACCACCTGTTGTCTCGGAACATCCCTCCAGTATTTTGTCGCCAAAAGAATAGTTTTTTGTGTGCTAAGTAATCACAAATTGCTGTTTGTATTTGAGTTTCTTTTATTTTTTGAGTTGGTGTGGACATGTTTTATATATTCCCTTTGCCATATTGCAATTGTGACATAAAACTTGAAAACCTTTAGGGAATCCAAGTTTTTTTAAATAAAAGAAGAATGAATTTCCACCTCTTGAATTTAGTTTTTTTCTTTCTTGTGTTCCTCCTCCGTCAATATGGTCAAGGGATAAAAAGTTTATTTCATCTTCTCCACAACACGCACAGCTAGGTTTTTGATTATTTGAGTACAACGACAAGACCTTATATCTAAAGATGATGTGTTTTTGTTTAGTTTCTTCCCTGTTTTTTTCTCGGTACTCTTTGAGATATTTTTTTCTTTTCTCAACTTTCTCAGGATCAAGGTTCGCTTTCTCTCTTGCTCTTTTTGCTCGAGCAAGAGTTTTCGGAGAAGATTTAGTCTCTAACTCCCACCATTTTACAGACTTTCTGGCCATAAGATCAAGTGTACTGCGAATTAATACAATGTCAAGCGAGTTTGAGTTATCCACAATCCCACGCTTTGCATTTAGCAGTTCTCAATGCATACTTACTCTACCGGTCAGTTGCCTTGCATTCTCTGATCTGTACCTAACTTGCAAGGCTAGGTACGGATCAGAAAAAAACACGACAGGAATTGATCGGCTAATTTTAAAAAAACAATATGAAACAAGAACTAGTTATAAGAGATTTTAGAAATAAAAATTTCTTTATGGTGGACAACGAGTATCTTAATGGGTACGCAAAATTATTAAATCCGAATGCTACTGTAACATACCTTTCCCTTTGCCGACACGCCAGAGCTGAGACACAGGAGTGTTTCCCTAGCATTAAATTAATCGCAAAAGAAAACAACATAAGCGAGAGAAGTGTAATCAGGTCAATTAAACTCCTTGAGGAATGGAGGATTATAAAAGTTGAAAGAAATAAGGGATCAGATGGCAAACAAATGAATAATGACTATGTTTTGCTAGACAAATCACAATGGAAAAACAAACCGAGTGACTTACAGTCATACGGACAGCCGAGTGACTTACAGTCCAATAACCGAGTGACACACAGTCACACTAACAATACTAATATTAACAATACTAATATTATTAAGATCACTGAGTCTAAAACTTCAAAAAAGGAAAGGCTAAATGGTGGATATGGTTTCAAATTTGAGTCTTTCTGGACTGCCTACCCTAACAAGGTGGCAAAGGGGAAGGCCTACGAGGTTTTTCAATTGCTTACTGAGGAATTACAAACCGAGTGTGTAAATGCTATTAACAAGCAGGTGGAAAATAATCACTTTTGGAAAGATTGGCTAAATGATGGGATAGGTGGAGACAACCCCCCTCATCCGACAACTTGGCTAAATCAAAAGAGGTGGGAGGACAATGTGGTGATGGTCGAGCGCAAAGGAAAGCGCAAATTAACAACCGGTGGTGGAGTGGACTTAACTAAAAAATAATTTATACTTAATTTATGAAAAAAATATTAACATTACAAAGTGGAAAATTAGTGACAGTTTTAATTTTTGCAACTGACGAGGAAGTGTACGCAGAGGTTATGAAATCAGCCTTTGAAAGCGAGGAGGAATTACAAGAAATTAGAGACTTGTGTGCAGCATTGGAGGACACGCCAGTTGAGGATGTTAGAGTTATAGCAGAGGTCGACTATAACATTTCTGACGCAGAGGCAAATCAATAATGAGCAACCTAATGGTAAAAAACAGGAGAACCCCCCTGTACATCGAAAGGAAGGACGCCCTTTTTATTCAGGAGCATTTCATGAATGAAAAAATAGGCAATGATTTTAAATTCAAAGTAAATCACGCCGAGTCGCTAGACCCCTACACATTTTCTAAAATAGACATTAGAGATGTTTTTGTGAATGACGACAAAGACTACTGGAAACTTAAAAACGACTTATTCCCCCCAGAGAAAAAGCAGCAGATCGAGCCGCAAATGACACCTGAGGAATTGCAAAGGTCTAGAGAAGCGATGGCCAGAGTGCGACAAAACCTTGTAAACTCCGGCATTATTTCGGCAAAATAGTTATCCACAATGTGCTACTTGCAATTAACACACAAAGAGCCATACTTAACAATGTAGGGAAAACAAGCCCTACACAAAAAATATATGAAACAAATAATTAGGACATTAACAATTGCAGAAATAGAAGCCCTGCATTCATACCTAGAGCAGAACCCTGCCTACGATGTATTTGAAAACCAAATTACAATGGATGACTTAGAGCTTGACGATGAAAAAAATATTTTATACCCATACAGTTGGAAGACAATGTCAGAAACAAACGACTCAACCGGATACAACACAGTGACTGAACATTACGATATAAAATATGTGCTTTTATTAACAAAGGAACAATTAGACGCTGAAGTAAACTCAACAAAACAAAATGCTAATTAAAAAAATAAAAAAGAGCGAAGTTGAAAATGTTATGCTGTGGCTAGAGGATGGAATTACACTCGCAGACCTTGCGCGCAAGATCGGAGCGAACCCAAGACACATGCAAATCTATGTACGCATCGCTTTAGTGGTTAGAGAACTTTATAAAAACAAAACTCTTATCAGAATAAAACAATAATTATGAAAAGAAACAAACTAGGACAATTCACAGCCGGACAAGACTACAAAAAAGCAATCTGGTTCGCCATTATATTTAACATAATATTCTGGTCGGCCATCTTTGGAGGACATCTTTACTATGAAAAGGAAACAAAAAGAATATACCAAGAAGGATGGGAAGTTGGATATTTTGAAGGCCAAATCGATGGAGACGCAACTGCCAGAGAAGACTTAGAAAATCAATTCTACGACAACCTTTCCAAAAACCCAAAAGTATCATACCTTTTTAAAAAATACTTCCCAGAGCCAGAGATTGCAAAGACAATGAGAGCCATCTCGCTCTCGGAGTCAAAAGGAAAGCAAGTCACAACTTACAAACTAAACTCGAACGGATCATGGGATTGTGGATTTTTCCAAACAAACACGATTCACAGAAAAGCTGGAACTACAAAGGAGACATTTTGTAAAGAAATGCACGACTTAGAAAAAAACTTCGCAATGGCGCGCAAGATCTATGAGGAACGAAAAAAATTGTTTGGCGATGGCTTCACAGCTTGGTCGGACTACAACAATGGCAAATATTTAAATTACATAAAATAATATGCCAGACCGATTCAAAATGGTGGAAGTAAACTTTGAAGAGCATAACAAAGCTCACTGGGAAAAAGAAAAAGAGAGGGAAATGAAACTTAGAAATGGATGTACCTGTAGTTATTGGGAACTAGAGTCTAAAAACCTCAAAACCCTAATGAAATTATACACACATGCAAAAACCTGCCCAAAACAAAAAGAAACCCCTGAAAGACTTAACTCCTGACGAGCAAGCCGAGATAATAACAATTAAAATAATGGAAGCGTACGACAACTGGCACTTTGGAACAAACCACAGCGTCAGATCAAACTTGAGAGATATTATAAAAACAATATTAAAACAAAACTTATGAACAACTTTGAAAGATACTTATACATAGTAGAGAGCGAGTACAAACAAAAGCTCGCAGACTACAAACCAGTTTCAAAAAAAATATCCGGCATAGATCAATGCGTGATTAGAATGGCACAAGAATACCAAAATAGTGGCAAAGTTTGGTGGAACGCTTGGGAATTTGTAGGAGCGTACGGCCAATTATTTGGCTCACACAAGGCTCCGGCGCGCATTTCCGACCTTTCCATTTACTACCCTTTTTATTGCGAAAGCCGGCCACAAGGCGCATACACAGTTTACAGACTCAAAATAGAAAACTTTACAACAGCAGAATTCCTCAATATGCTTGATATTTCTTACAAGGTCGACAGAAAACATAGAATATCAGACACCCAATCAGAGCATGACTAGTGTAAAAGTATTAATATCATTTAAAAGTTATTTAAAACTAAAAAAAGGTTCAATTCTAAGGTCTCCTACAGAAAAGCAAAGAAAAAATCTTGGATCAAAAAGTGGTATGGTCTGCTTTAAAAAAGTGAGGTCAAGTGAATACCCACAAAAAGAAACATACTACAATTGGTATGATATTAAATACAAATACAAAATAATTAAATTCTAATATGGAATACAAAAGAATAGTCAAAAAAATGTACTTGGAGGCTTTAGTGTCCTCTGAGTTTGAACAAGGAGTTTTCTACAAAGTAGTTTTTGACAAGACCGGATGGACTTGTGAATGCAAGGCAAACAAAATCAGAAAAGAGACTTGCAAACACATCATTTTAGCAATGAAAGAGGAGCATATATAGTTATCCACAATCAGCAATTTGCATTTAGTGTCAATATTGCTATACTAAAGATGTGGGAGTAGTCGCCCACAATAATTATCAACAACATATGACAACAAAAAACGATGGTGCTGACGCTGAAGGCTTTGAGAAAGTAGCAGAGACAAAACCAACAGCTACGCATTCAATAACAAAGCCAAACACACGACCACCAACTCCAATCGAAGTATTCAAAAACGAATTTGCAGCAAAGCAGTACAAAACAATAGAAAACTATTTAAATGGAAACAAAGAGAAAGCACAAAAGTTTGCTTCATCTGTAATCCAAAGTGTAAATAGAATACCTGCATTGCTAGAGTGTGATAGAAATTCAGTATTTGATGCATTCGTAACCTGCGCCCAATTAAACTTATTCCCCTCCAACGCATCCGGCGAGGCTTATGTCCTACCTTACAAAGGCAAGGCACAGTTTCAACTAGGATATCAAGGACTTATAACTTTACTTGCGCGCACAGGAGTTTCAATCACAACTTCAATTGTGAGAGAAAAAGACCACTTTGAATACGAAGAAGGTCTAGAACCAAAGCTAATACACAAGCCGGATGTGATGTCGCCTGATCGTGGCAAAGCAATCGGAGTGTACGCAATTGCAACAATGCAAAATGGCACAAAGCAATTCAAAGTGATGAACGCAACTGAAATATTAAAATTCAAAGAGTTCTCACAAGCTAAGACTTCAGCCTACTCCCCATGGAATTCAAACGACCCTGAAATGTGGATGTGGAGAAAAACAGTAATCAAACAACTTGCAAAAACTCTTTCAAAAAACGAGGACATAAACAAAGCTCTCGAAGAGGATAACAAGGACTCGATTATTAGCCAGTATCAATTAAACGCAAGTAGCCCTGCAGTCGGAGGCGCTAATCATAAAATCGTACCATTAAATGAACTCGGAAACGAATAATGTTTTTATGCCGGTCGACCGATTGTCCTACTCGGCAGTTGTGACCTTGCTTAGAAACCCTGCGATGTTTAAAAAGAAATACATCCTAAAATATAATGATAGCCTTTCAACAGTACCAATGATGATCGGCAAAGCAGCACACAAAGCGCTCGAATATCGTTATACAGATATGGAACAGGATATTGAGGATGTAATAAAAGTTGGAATGGATTATTTGGTAGAGTCCTCAGATGGATTTATTAAATACGGAGCACGATGGGATAGCCGAGAAAAGATGCTACAAGGTTACAACAAAGTAATCAGAAACTATTTCAAGGAAGAACCAAAGTACCACAAAATAATATCAGTCGAGGAAAAATGGGAAGCAAAGTGTAAAACAATCTACGGAGATGAATTGCCTATCGCATTCACAGGGATAGCAGACTTAGTGCATCAGTGGGATGACAACCCTGAAAATGTAGAAATAATTGATACCAAATTCTCTGACAGATTTACATCATACGAAACAGAAGATTATGTAAAAATAATTCAAGCGATGTTTATGTATCACTTGCTATGGGAAACAAAAGGTATCAAGGCAAAAAGAATGCTCTTCAGACAAACAAAAATATCAGATAATAAAAATGGCGACTCTCAAATACAAGACTACTCAATTCCATTTGACCACGAGCCTTACTTTGCATTGTTTTACAACCTTATAAAAGACATCACAAAGTTCCTGAAAAACGACCCAGTATTCTTACCAAACATTGCAGACATAATGGATGGCGAAGAGTCCGGTTTGATTTACGCTCAAGGCTTGATGGATGCCGACTTGTCCGATGTGGAAGTTATGCACAAAGTGAAAGATGTGCAGTTAGTTTCAAAAAAGTTTATTGCATCTAAAATTGACAGTAAAATAAATGAGAACTTACTCCCTGAGGAAAAAATTAAATTGAAACTGGCCGAATTTGGAATTCCTGTGATGCCAGTCGAAAAGAAAACTGGCGCACAGGTTACTCAGTATCGTTTCAAAGTTGCAGCCGGTATTAAAATGCAGACTGTTAAAAAAATGAAAGACGATATTGAGTTAGCTCTTGAGTCTGATGGAAAGGTAAACATTCTCGCTCCAATTCAAGGTACAAGCCTTGTGGGAGTTGAAGTGCCAAACAAAGACAGAACAAGAGCGTACTTTGACAAAAAACTCCTGAACAAAGGAACATTAAAGTTTCCAATTGGACAGACGATTGACGGACAGGATTATTACGGAGATATTGCTGAGATGCCACACCTTTTGATTGCCGGAACCACCGGATCAGGAAAGAGTGTGCTTCTGAATGTGATATTGGAGTCAATTTCGGCTCAAAACAGCGCAAAAGAGCTCAAACTGGTACTTATAGACCCTAAGCGAGTAGAACTCGCAGGTTTCGCAGATTTAGCCCATGTGGAGGGGAATAAAACCATTACCGATGGCTACGAAGCCTCTATAAAGCTACAAAGTATCATGAATGAGGTAGAAAATCGCTACGAATTGCTAAGAAAATCAAAAACCAAAGACATTGAAAAATACAATGCCAAAGCAAAGACAAAACTGCCTCGCATTGTAGTGGTAATTGATGAATACGCAGACTTTATGCTCCAACCAAAAGTAAACAAGTCTAAAAAGAAAAATGATCGACCTGAACCAATAAATGCAGAGATCTCAATCACAAGACTTGCAGCAATGGGTAGAGCAGCCGGAGTGCATATAATCCTAGCAACACAAAGGCCTTCAGTTGATGTGGTGACAGGATTAATCAAAGCAAACTTTCCTACGAGGATTGCTTTGACAACTTCCTCAGTAACAGACAGTCGCATTATCCTTGACGAGTCTGGCGCTGAGAAACTTACTGGCAGAGGAGACTTGCTATTCAAGACTCCAAGTCAGCAAGGATTAATAAGATTACAAGGATATTCAATCAAATAATTATGAAAACAAAAAAAGTTAGAATTCCATTGTCAGACCTCCTACGAGGTGCTGATGAAAAGATTGCAAAGTTAGAGGCTCAAAATGAAAGTTTGAAAAGCCAAGAAACAGAAATGCTCGAGGCCTTCAGTAGAATTATCAAAGGCGCCGACACAGATGATTACGAAGGCTATGCATTTCAAAGAAAGACAAACTCCAAAGTTTACAAGACTTGGATGGAAGTGGCAGCAGACATTGGTAAATTATTAGCAAAAGACAGCTACTCAGATTTAAAAGCAACTATCGGACACAAAGATAATCAAATCTTAAATCTGGAAACAGAAATTAAAAACCTAAGAATGCAAATAGATTTAAAAAACTTTTAATTTATGGAATCAGAGGACAAAATCAAACTAATCAGATCTCGCAGGGCAGACTATAATCATAAGAAAAAACAAGCCGAGAAATTCCTAAGAATTTACAAGGCTCTTAGTCCACAAGAAAGATTTAGGGGAGGAGATACATTATTAAAAAAAGCAGAGAAGTGGGGATTGAAGGCACAAGAAGCCTTCATGGTTTACACAAAACTAGCCAACCCAACCGTGCTTGATAAGGTAAAAGAAAAAATAGGTCTATGATAATATTCACATTATTCTTGTTAGCATGGATGGTATGGAGTGAGGTTCGCATTCAAAGACTCACAGACCAAATCGACCACTTGCTTTTTGTAGAACCACAACAAGGTAATCTGAGTAGAAAATGGAAAGGCTACTGGAAAATTAAACCGGAAGACCATCAAGCCATCTACCTAGACCCTAGAACCTGCTCGGAAATTGCAAAAGACTACAATGTAAGCCCGTCTCACATTAGTCAAATTAAAAGAAACTATAAAAACAAAATAAATTTATGATAGACCAAATAATATTATTACTAACCGGTGGACTTATAGTAGCAATCTTTGAATACTACTTTATTGTAAAACCAAAAGTTGCAGAACTCAGGAAAGAAATAGCAGCCTACAAAAGGTCTAATGAAATCTTAGACAAGACGCTAGACAAAAAAGATGAATTAATTAAAAGATTTGCAGACTTTGTAGTTGATGTTCGTTTGTACGCTGATGTACAAACAGACCAAAAAGGCTCTAAAGCTTGGAAAGTTCTATCTGAAATGACAGAACCATTTAGAGGATTAAGATAGTATGCAAAGATACTGGAAAATAATTGTCCGAGTTGCGTTAGTGATCGCAATTATACTTTCAATTAAATTACTCTACTTTATTTTTAAAGATGAGCCGACCACAAAAATTACAGTCGGTAAATTAGAAAAAGGACAGCAGGTGAGAGAAATGGACACAAAAATTGAAAACTATAATTGTCAAAAGTTTACAGATATTCAGCAAGGTACATTAACTTATTGTGAAAGAAAAAAAGCACAGCCGGTCGAAATAGGTGTGCCAATGGTAAGAGGATATTTTATTAGAGACACAGTCACAATTTGGATAGACAAAGACATGTCAAACGATACTGTGCTACATGAATTATTCCACTGGGCAGACATTCACTTTGCCGGAAAAGACTCAGAAACCAGAGCCTACGCTTTCCAAGAGATGTACACACAACTGGTAGCAAAAGGAATTATAAAATAATATGATAGACCAAAAAAACTACAAGGAATATGTAAATACATATTTCAAAGCCTACAAGCCATCAAAGTTTTCTGATCCAAAGCAAACAAAAGAAAAAGTTGCAAGATGGAAAACTATATTGCTGCGTAGACACAAAGGAGACTCCCTACAAAACATTGCCAAAGATCTGGGTATAACCAGAGAAAGGGTAAGACAAATTGAAGGGCAGTTACACAAAAAAATGGTGACTTTTTACAAAAAATAAAACCATTTTACAAAAATTGAGCCGGAGTCTGTGATGACTTCGGCTCTTTTTGTAAGGGAGTGTTTCATCCCTCAAGTTGTGGCAACTCAATGCCTATCGGAGGTTTGTAGAGGGGCAGTTCCATCTGCTCGTCTGGAGGTGGCTCCTTGTAGTCCTGCGCATCGGCAATATCAAGCGCTCGAGAGAACGCCAAGAGATATGCCTCACGAGTAGGGAAGGAGAACACTTGTCCTCGAATAGTGAACTGGTACATCTAGCACCTGCCTTTCTCATGGCTTACCATGATAATTAAAGTAAACACCTGTATAAAAATAAAGTCAACAAAAAAAAGAAGAGTTGTGGATAACTTGTCAGCTTGTTCTTCTCTGCTTGTAGTTGAGTGGTGGACTTTCTCTGAAAGGTGATGTTGTGAATGCAAATCTTTGTACTTGGACGATGTAGGTTTCTACACAGTCGGTCGAACAGAAGACTCGGTCACAATGCCTTTTGAAGCCTTGCCTAGTATCAACTACACAGTTGCAGGTCGGATTTGAGCATCGCAGTTTCATCGCAGTAACTCCTCTTTGTGGTGTAGGTTTTTTCTATTACAGGCGCTAACCTGTCTGGAAAGGGAAACCTACAAAAACCAACCTTAGAATTAGTATATACCAAAAACAAAAAAACAGCTGTGTAAGGCTGCTTTTTTGTTAACTTCGGGATAAGAAGTTAGTTGTTAGTTTATGCTAATGTTTGGAAGTAGTCAATAATGGCGTGTGATCCGGCCACAAATCCCCATCCTGTTAAAAGGATTGGCGCTTTATCGCTATATTGTGAATACGCACTATCAACCACTTTTGTTTCAAGGCACTCAATTTCAATTTTTAAATCAGGTTTGTGAGTTGCTAACCACTCTTTGACTGCGTCACAATGTGGACATTCAGGTCTGGTGATTAGTTTCATACCTAAGATAATATTTCCATTAGGCGACCATAAATAACCAAGTTAAATCGACCCTCTGCAGGTTTTTCAGCAGAGTCTTGGATTACTTTAAGAAGAGTCTTTTTTTCATCTTCTGTTATTTCAAATTCGTTATTTTCTTTTGCTAATTCAGGTAGAAGTTTCCAACTCGTTTTTAGTGGAACACCTGAGGCTGCTGATAACTCAGCAAATAAAACATCACCCACCGTAAGACTTACATCTATACCATCTTTTTTGATAGTAAAAGGTTCGTTCTTTAAATTATTAATAATTGTATTTGTATTTATTTTCATACATAAACAGTGTACCAATTGCAATGAGAATGTCAATTGATTTTAGTGGACATCATGGACTCGTGTCTGGCAATCGACCATGCCAGACACCAATCCACGACAGATTGGTGACAATATATGAAAACAAAATTCACTAGAACTTCATAGTACAAAATATTTATAGACAGTGACGATAACTGCCTACAATATTAAGTTTATACACTGTTATTTTTTTGTCAAGCGAACACTTGTGTAATACACAACATGGAAACTACTAGCATTGGGATGTTCTTTTTTATGAAGAACACAATGGCTGCAATTCCTGAGGCGATTTTGTTTGAGAGATGTCTTACCCAAACAGCATCGGCCAAATCTTGATATTTTTTCATAAGTAAGAGAGTGACTGAGTCCCACCGAGACCCCTGCACCCACTCTCACTTATAAGTTTACCTATAATCCGGCCTGTGTAAAGTCACTTTCCACCTTGTCTAATGTCTTGTCAACAGGTGTAGGCTCTGCTTTCTTTTCTACTTGCGCAGATGATTTACCAAAAAAGAAGGAAGTAACTGCTACAATTATGTTAGAAAAAACTGCGAAGGTATCTTTGAATGCTGTGTCTGGGTAAAAAACCAGAGAGAAAACATTAATACCTACTAATGACAAGATCATGATTAAGAGTGAAACTCTTGTTGCTGATTGAAACATTTGCATATTTATTTTAAGAATTGATTAATAATGTGTTTGAATTCATCCCACCCATTTGGTAAACCTGTATTACGATTGACACCATTCACAAGTTTGCGAACAGTAAGCCAGTCTTGATTAATACATGCTCTGTCGACCTTTCTATCCACAAAATACCTTGCAAATATCCGAGCAGATACCTGCAAGTCTAAGGCCAAATCAGGATTAGACACTAGGTCTATACCCAGTTTCTGGCCGTAGGTAGTGTAATTTGCCCTCCCAGTAAGCTGAATTAGGCCTCTACCTTTGAATTTTAGGCCGTCTCCTGCGATTGTATTACCCAAGTCGGCTCTACCTTCGTATCTGTTAAAATAAGCCGGATTTGGCGCATATTCTGAAATAGGAAAGAAGTTTTTTCCGACTTCTATACGAACAGTTGCCAAAGCACCAACCATAACAAGAGGAGGTACTGCAGGTTTTTCTGACTGATGTCCACAGAATGGACAGGTCTTGTAAATCTCTGCAAATGCAGTCTCAAGAGCATCCCAACAGGCACTAGCATTTGTATAATAAGGAGTATTTGCATAAAATGATAAGAATTTTTCTTTTGTCATGATTATTTTATTACGATTGAAAAGATCTGTTTTAATAATAGGTAAGCCCCACCAAGAGCCATTATTAAAGTGAAAGTCCACTTTAAGAAGGTAATTACCATGCCTCCACTTTTATAAAGCTGATACATTTCATCAACTTTAATGTCTCGCTCCTCAGAATGTCTAAGTAAGGTTTCTAGTGTTTCATTTAATTTTTTTAATTCTTCTTGCATCATAAATTCTTTAAGGAGGTGTTCTTCTGTTGTATTTATTTGGTTAGTCTCTCTAATATTATTTGGCATATAATTTAACTCATCATTATTTTAGGTATGTAAGTTGCTCCTCCTCCTCCACCTGCTAAAACCAAGTTCCCACTTGAAGTAAATGTACAAACTGTATATGAGCCGTCAGTAGTTTGTGTGCCTCCTGTGATAGTTGACCAGTCTGAAGTTAATAGGCGTATAATTACTACTCCTGAACCTCCTGCACCAGAAGTAGCATTAGCGTCACCAACACCCCCTCCTCCACCTCCAGTATTTGCCGTACCTGCATTTCCTGGGGTTGATACTTTACCTGCCCCACCTCCACCAGTACCCCCAGTACCACCAGAAGTTCCAGAAAACATTGAACCCCCACCACCACCAGCTAGAGTTACAGAAGAACCAGTAATTGAATTAGCTGTTCCATTTCCTCCATTACCTCCTGTTGTACCAGAAGAGTTCCCTCCTGCAGCTGAAGAACCTCCACCCCCACCAGCAGCAGAAGAATCTGTTGTTTGTCCATTACCTCCAGCGTTACCGCCAGTTGAAGCTGTTCCACCTAAAGCTGTTCCAGTTCCTGCCCCCCATCCTCCCCCTCCACCAGAACCACCGTTTTTACCTGCACGGTCAGTAGTGTTTGTTCCGTAAGCACCTCCACCACCACCACCCGTAGCTGTAGTTCCGTTAAAAGATGAGTCAGAACCATTATTACCTTTAGCAATAACTCCTGTGGCAGCAGCCCCTCCAGCTCCTACAGTAACTGTATATGTACCTGCGGTAATTGATTGCGCTGTTAAAATTCTATCTGCCCCAGCTCCTCCACCACCACCACCCCCGTCTCCACCCGAACCACCACCAGCTACTATTCTTACATCATAGGTTGCCATAAAATTATAAGTTTATTGTTATTTTATTCCATTGCGACCTTTCTTCATCCCACTCATGAAATCCACCGTCATCAGGATAAGGAATTGGTGAATCCCATAAACAAGTTTCTTCGTTCAAAATCCAACTTGGATATGGTTGAGGAGGTATAAAAGCGTCTCTATTCCTATCGTATGTATATCCTATGCCTGCATAGTTTTTACGTAGTGGTGTACCGCCATTTAGATGTACTCCACCTTGCGTATTGTAAGAAGTTTGTAGCCATTCACCACCTAAAGCAGCCTCACACCATTCTTGAGTGTCAGCGACGATTACTTGAGTTACTTTATTGTTTTCTATTTTTGCAAAATGTGCCATATATGTTTTTTATGTTTATCTTTCTAAAACTATGCGTACACATAGTCAACCCAAACTACCAAACCTTTGGCTTTTGTAGTTTGAACAGCGTCAACATCAAAAGTAATTATTGCGTCAGCAGCAATTGTTGCGTCTGAAATTACTGGAGCTGTTGCAGCGGTTTCAGATGATTTTTCAGTCGAGTCTACAGTAATTTTTGTAGAAAGAATTGTTGTGCCTGCCTCATTGATATCAATTGTGTAAGTACCAGTAGTACCTGCAGTATCACAATATGATCCGACTGCCTTCACAGTAATCGCACGATTTGAAATTCTGTAATCTCCACCAATAGCAGTCCCAGTGGCCTGATCTGTTGCTGCTTCTACTAGGCGCACCATAAATCTTTTTAACTCACCCTTCACAATTCCAGTTCCTTTTGGTACAAGAAGTAAATCAATGTTTGTGTCTGAACCTGTTGATTTAATTTGTGGAGCAGTACCAGTTGCTGCGTTTACTAAAGTAAACTCATTAACTGCTGATGTTGTTGTATCAAAGATCACCATTTCATTTCCGTTTGCATCAGCAATAAACCCTAAGTCTGCAAATTTTGGAGCAGTGAGCGTTTTATTTGTAAATGTTTCAGCACCTGCTAATGTTGCAAGTGTTCCTGTTGTTGGAAGTGTTACATTTGTTGCACCAGATGTTGTTAGTGTCAAAGCGTTTGCACCTGATGTTGTTAAATTCCCAGCTAATGTTAATGTTGATGCATCTGTTCCTGCTAATATAATTGAAGCGTTTGCAGTCAAAGTTTTACCATCTGCAATAGTCAAAACAGAACTTGTGGCCGGAGTTGTAATTGTTAATTTATTGATTGAAGTTGCTGTTGCTACACCAAGAACAGGAGTTACAAGTGTTGGAGAAGTTGCAAACACCAAAGAACCAGTACCGGTCTCGTCAGAAATTACACCTCTCAATTCTGTAGATGTCGTTGAAGCAAATTGTGCCAATGTTCCTGACAAAAGCGCGTATGGAGTCAAAGATGAAGAGGTAATATATCCTGCGTCATTTGAAAACGAAGACACAGCCGTTGGAAATGTTGCCAAAGATAAATCCCCTCTAAAATATTGAGAAGTTGTGCCTGTTGTGATTGTGCCTTGCTTTGCGTTTAATTGTGTTTGTATTGAAGATGTTGCATCTAAATAGCCTAGAACAGTTGTTGTAACACTTGATACTGCAACTTTTCCACTTGCATCTGAAACCAATACTCTAGAAGCAGTTAAATCAGAGGATACTATTGAAGTTGCACCTCCGGTAATAGTTGCTTGTTTTGCATTTAATTGAGTTTGAATAGATGAAGTAGCGTCTAGGTATCCAAGAGTCGTTGTTGTTACGCTTGAGTGAACCGGTACGCCATTTGTGTTTGAAATAATAACTCTGTCGGCTGTAATTGCTGCTGCCTGAGATACTGCAGTTCCAGTTGTAGCGTAATAAGCAATACGATATTGAGTACCTGAATTTACTGTTCCTGACCCACCACCACCTCCACCGGAAGCAGCATATTTGTGTTTTTGTAAGGTCTCATCCCAGACGATTGCATACCCATCGGCTCTTGTAGTGTGATCAAGGTCTACTGCTTGTCTTAGAACAGTTGGCGACATTCCACCCTCTTTTAGCTTGCCTTTTTTACTTTGAGGCGTAGAAAAAAACTCCGGCACATCTTTTATTTTAGACCAAGATATTTTATTCTCATCTGTATTTGCAGTCTCATTGATTAAATCAATAATTCTTTCTCCTGATATTTCCATCATCTCCTGAACCTCAGGAAGTGTAATGTTTTCCATTACAGCTTGTACTACATCATCTATCTCAAGTTTTTCATGAGTAGTATTTATTTTTTTAATTTCCTCTATTAAATAAGAAACCTCCTGCACTTTAACTTCTACTTTTTCTAGCATTGACTTTTCCACATCGGTAACATCCTCTTTGAGAGTTTTCATGTCCTCTGTAAAGACTTTGTATTTGTCTAAAAACTTATTTAAAAGCTTTTCCACCTGTGCTTTTGTGTCAGCATTTAGAGAGTCTGTCGACTTTTTATTTTCTACAAGCATCTTCAAAATACTATTTAAAACCTTATCAATTTCTTGAGAAGTTAATACTCTGTCTGAGCCAAACATTTTAGCCAGATTAGTTAATGCTTTTGTGGTTTCTTCATTCATAAATATTTTTTATTTCTCCTTATTGGAGTCTATCATATTTTTTTGTGATACAATATACACAATGAAAGATTTAATTTTCTTTGGATTAATTGGACTTGCTATCAGTTGGGGATTAGCCCTATTTTTGTATATATTTTTGTTTATAATTTTTGTCATACTTAGGAAAGCTTAGTTTTGTGAAAGTTCCTCAATTAATTGTTTCAGAAGTTTTTGTCTAACTGCAGGAGTCACTCCGGCCAGTTGAGTTGCAGCACTAACAATCTCCTCTGAGATACCATTCGCCTGTTCCACCAGACCTTTGAATGAAGTCTTCGGCGAAACATCGTAATATTTGCCTACCACCGAGTAAGCCTCAATCAGGTCTTGCAGTTTTTTAGCTGTAGTTCCTTTTTCCGGAGTTGCATCGTCAAGCGCTTTCAAAACTCTCATAACTTCGGCACGAGATGGCGCATTGCTTACCAGTCTGCGAGCAAGTAATCCACCAGAGATGTCTAACACATCTTCTAATTTCTCATTATCTGGAGTTAAGTTTTTGTTTAGCTTTCTCAAATCAGAAAGAGGCTGTACAATTTTTCTATATTCATTACTTACCTTTTTGTATTGAGGATTGTTTGCTTCTAGGACATCAGAAAGACCGGCTCGGATAGCATTTAAAGCCTTATCCTGAGTGTCTGTAATATTTGCAAGTGATTTCTTTTTACCATCCAATACTTCAAACAACTCTTGTCTAAACAAGTGAGCTTGCTCGCCTGTTCCTGAGTCAATTGCCTCTTTGAAGGCAGTTTCAATCGCAGACCTGTCGGCGCTCGTGAGAGCAGATTTAAGAGTGGTAGCATCAAAGTCTAATCCACCATCTTCTTTTATTTTTAATCCTTTTAAGCCACCAATTGACTGCAACCTCTTGAGTACAGAGTTCTGTACAGTTTCATTATCAAGTATGCCAAGATTTTTTGAAATTTCGCCCAGTCTAGCGCCAACTTCATCTTGTCTTTTAGCTAATTCAAGTATTTTTGCAGTCAAAGGCTTACCTACAATCTCTTGTGGATCAGTTGCTGATGTTCCTCTTGCAAAGGCTTCGGCCGCATCAACTAATTGTTTTACTTCCGGTAGATTATTTTTGTCTAGTCTAGACAAGGTATTAATATCAGCAATATCAATTCCAGTTCTAGCAGCATTTTGTTGAATTTTAGTTGGGAGCGCAGTAATAATAGCCTCTGTTTTCTTAGCGTCTTCTACATTTGCGACCACATTTCTACCCACACCTTTTACTTTCTCAACGATTGGCTTTGTGACTCCGGCTGTCTTTTCTAATGCTTGCTTAGTAGCGTCTACTGTGGCTTTTCCGGCTGCAACAGATGTCTCTGCAGTTTTTACAGCTGCTTTTTTAAGCAAATTAGCACCTAGTTTTGCACCAGTTACTGAACCGGCCACACTTAGGATGTTTCCAAGAGCCTGCGCTACCTCTCCTCTGATTGTTTCATCTGGGAATAGTTGATTTACCACTTCCTCTCCTTTCAAAAGCGTCTGGCCAAGTTGAATTTGCACACTTTCAGGCAGGGATGTGATTGCCTTTTCCATTATTGCATTTACTCCGGTGATTTCAGTTGCAGAGTCAATTAAAGAGTTGATAGAATCAGCAGCCAGACCAACTGTGTTTCCAATTATCTTTGCAGTATCCTTTGCGTTTGTCATTCCGGCGTTTGTAGAATCTTGAAATGTGGCATTTGGATCAACAGCCTTCGAGAAACTATCCCCAATGCCTGCTCCGGCGTCTGTAATGTTTTTTATTCTGTCTGTAAGTTTTTCAGTCAAAGGTTTTTCAGGAGCTTTTTGTACTGGAGTATCATTTATTCCTTCCACAGTAAAACCATCCGCCACAAATCTGTCTATAAATTTTTTACCATCAACTCCCTGAGGACGATTGTCTAACATCGTCTGCATTTGTTGTCTTGAAATTGTTTTGTTGTTGTTTTGCATAAATTTTTATTATTAATAACTATATCCACCTACTCCTCCTCCTGAAGAGGTAGAGGTTGCGCCGGTTATAGCACCTTTCATTTGCGCAAAGTATATATCCTCTGCTGTCGGAGCGAAAGTAACTCCGTAAGTTGTAAGTTTACTGTTTAGTGTCCCTTCTAAACTCTTCTTCAAACTATCAATTTCCACTTGCGGATTACCAAAGAAGGAGTCTGCTGAGTAAGATGTTGGCAGTTTCTCTGCATATCTTGCCTCTTCTACTACTGACAATGCAGCACCTGATCTAGCACGAGACAAAAGGTCGACAATTTCATCTTGCAATGAAGACAAAGCTGTCGCATTTACGGATGGAGCGATAGAGTTTTTTAATCCTTTCACAATTCCAGTTCCAAACACCCCTGTCACTCCCTCGCCTTGAAGTTCTGTGTACAAAGTTTTATATTCATCCATTTTTTTAATCAAATCTCTAAGAGCAGTCACACCTTTCTGTTCCTCTGCACCGATATTTTTAGGTACTTGGCCAGTAGTTGCAGTTACTAGTTGACCTGCTGACACCAATCCATTTGTTACTGCATTAATTACTTGTGGAGAGTACCCATCAATTTGAATAGGTGTTTTTTCAGTCACGCCCATAAACTTGCGCATTTTTTTAATGTAATCAGGTACTGAAGTTTGACCATCTGAAGCATAATTCCCAGATACTGGTTGCCCTGAGAACCATACGCTTGCTACATCATCCCAGTTTCCATATTTAGCGTAGTTTAATTCTGATTGATATTCAAAAACTTTCTCTTGTGCCTCCGGAGATGCTAAGAATTGCTGAGGAGTTAGTGATCTTCCAAGCGCTTTTTGTGTCCAGTCAGGGATATTTTTCCCCATTACTTGGTATTTACCATAGGCTCTGTCCCCTTTATACGCCCCAGTTTCCATTATTTTGCCCAATGCTGAGTAATTCTGGCTAGACTCGAGCATTCCAATGCCTCGCTTGAAATCTTCCAATGTAAAGCCATTGTCTTTTGAAATTACTCCAATGCTTGTAGTGTCATTCATGTTGTAAGTACCATTTTCTATTTTGAGTTTAATGATTTCTTGATTTAGTTTTTGTTGTGCCAAATAATCTCCGGCATATGAGCCTAGAATAATTGCAGCAGATTGCGCATCTGGAGCATTTGAAGCTCTCTCCAAAAGAGCAGCAGGAGCATAAGGAGCAGCCTTTACAATCAAATCAGATTTTGCTTTTTCCTTGTCCTTGTAATATGAAAGGATAGCAGTTTCCTCTTTTAATTTTGCATCCAAAGCCTCAGTTCTCTCTTTTGAAATAGTAGAAAGAATGTCTTTGTTAAGTTCGTATTGTTTCAAACGAACATTCAAGTTGTCCTCCAAAGGTTTATACTTCAAATCAATAATTTGTTGTGCTTTTTCTTTTGCAAGATTTAATTTATTTAGTGAGCCAGTTGCCCCTGCTGAAACAATGTCGGCTTTTGCAGATAACTCAAGGCGCTTGATTGCATTTTTACGAAGTTCTCCGGCTTGCTCTGGCGCTAGGCCTGCATCTGTCACACCTTGTCCGGCCACTTTCTCTTGCAATATCAAAGGAATAGCTGAAGCCTCCTTGTCTAGAACAGACGATTGCGCATTTATGTCAGCGATTTGAGTTAGATATTTATTTAGTTCTTCTGTGGCTGAATTTACACCTGCAGTTTCATTAGCCTGTACTGTGTCTGCACCTTTTCCGAGTAGCTTTTCCATCGTAGAGGAGATAGAAGTTGCGTCTGTCACATTTTTAGTCTGTAAGGTTTGATACAGCTTGTTGATTTCCTCATATGCCTTTGCAGTTGACGATGTTGCAGCACTTCCAATGCCAGTATAATTTGTTGAATCAACTGGAGGAGTTACTGATTTGATTGGAGTTGCAGGTTTCATTTGGTCGACAGTAATTGCACCTGCTTGTGTTGGAGTTGTTGTCGTTGTTGGATTAGTTGCCGGCGCTTTTGCCTTTAGTGTATTTAAAAGCTGAATGTTTTGATCAGCACTTCCCATGTAATTTGAAATACCACTTGACTCTGCAAGTTTTTTTCTAGATGAAAAATCACTAGCTTGTCCGGTCGTATCTAAATAGTCTACAATTGAGTTATTCATAATTTTATTTTTAGTTTATCATATTTCTAGGAAATCAAGCCTAGACTTCTTAACGCTGTTAATAAATTTGCAAGGGTATCGGATGCCAATGTTTGTTGGCGAGCCGGTTCTTTTCCAAAAAACCCAATCTTAGCCTCCTTATCAATTACAATTATATTTTTTAAATATGTTCTGCCTTGACCATTGTATTGAAAAACACTATCAACTACTTCTTTTAGTCTTTTTACTTCTTTCTCCAACTCTTGTATTCTTAAATCTTGATTATTCATATATTTTAAATAGTAGTTTCTACTGTTTCATATTTATAGCCAAACTCTGCAATGTCCACACCCTGATCAAAGGTAAGTTTGAATTGAATGTCGCGCCCTTCCCCAAGAGCATCACCATTTAAATCTCCCAATGCTTCAATAACGAAGTTGGACTTGTTTACTGGACTTGCTTCGCTGAACACAGTTGAAAAAGAGCCACCATCCACCGAATATTCCAATTTTATAGTTCCATAACTTGTGCTGCCGGAAGTGGAGTTTGCATAACATCTAACATAAACGCTGTGGAGTTTTTTTATTTTAGCTTGGTCTTCCAAAGCTACATCAACATTGATTGGGAATGTATAAACTGAGTCTTGAGTATTATACAAAGGTGGTTGTCCCCCATAGGTTCTATTCAGTTTCCCTGTTACATTTGCAAAAAAGAAATAGTCGTGAATGTTAAAAAAGTGATAACAAGTTGTGCTTGTTTCTCCCTCATAATTTGTCACCCTGTCTTTGCTTAGCATCGGCTCTCCATTTTTATTAAATCCAAAAGCAAAAACCTGAGGAGTGTTGTTTGAGTCTAGGAAATAAAGTACATCTTTCCACACAAAATAATATCCATAAAGATATACATAGTCTGTACTGAACCATTGTTTTAGAATTTTAGGAGTTCCACCAACATATCCTCTTATTGTAATTTTTGCATCTAGGAATGTTGAAGCCTGACTTTTTGTAGACACACTTACAAGCACACCATTCATATTTGCTAGTAAAACAATTCTGTCATCTCCAAACGAAATAACCTCTTGGAAAGTTGTAATTGTTGTGTCTCTTCCCCACAAATAAACAATACTTCTCCCTTGTCCATCAACACAGGCCAAAGCCACATAAGTTCCCCAGTGTGAAATACCTACAATTGTATAAGGAGTTGTAATTCCTGAAGTAACTGTTCCGGCTGAGCCATCCCACACAAAAACTGTTTTTCCGATTGCAATATAAAGCTTTGAGTCTTGTGGATGCATTATTGGTTTAGGAATTCTTGAGCCTGTTCCTGTAGACTCTGTAAAAGAGGAAACCACACTTGTCGCTGTTGCATCGCCATCGTATCTGTAAAGATAATTAGAAGTTCCTGAATATGAAAGACAGTACACCGAGTCTTTATAAGAAATCGCACCATTATAATATGGAGTGTTTCCGGCAGTTACTGAGCTTTGTTGCCAGTAAGAGGACACATCGTCATTGTTTTTTCTGTAAAACCTAGCGGCACTTGATGCAGCAGATGTATACCCAACTCCAATTATTTTTCCATCACTTCTTCTTACTCCATCATAAACATAAAACTCATATGATCCTGATTGGTCTGTTTCTCTTTCGTTTTTTCTATGGCTTTTCAAAAGTCTCGGATCAGTAAAAATATCGCAATGCTGCATGTCGGCAGCTTGGTTTTTTCTATCTGGATACTTGGTCTCAGCAAGTCCTCCATCAAATCTATTTACTAATGCTTTTTTGATTGACATATTATTTGTTGTTTTGTCTCATTGGTTTCATCCTTTGAATTGACCCCATGCGAGTTGAGTCTGCATTTAGTCTTTTAAAATGGTCTGCAATATCTGCCTCCATCTTTAATAGTTCCACTTTTAAATTCCTTGCTCGGTTCTGGTCTTTTAGTAAGCACCAAAAGTAAGATGGTCTTATCCACAAATAGTCGTGAAAACGATTTAGTATTCCGGCCACCTTTGTAGTGTCAGTAGATGCAAAATAAGATGGTGATCTTGTATCAAATAGTTTCAAACCATTTGTAGAGTTGTAATTAGGCTTAGGAAAGAGCACAACTTCCTCTCCCTCAATGTAATATTCCTCTGGTTCGCCGGCAGTCGCCTTATAAGAGGCGATACCCTCTGTAATTTCCTCTTTATTCTTGAAAATTAGCCTCTTAGACGAGCCATCTGCCCTCAAGATGTCCACTCTATCAACTCTGGTGATTTGGTTTGAAGCAGCGTCAGTATTGAAAGTATATCTCTGTGTTCCGGACACCAAGTTTATTAAGAATGCAGGCTCTGACGAGTGATTTGTGTCGTCTACCTTGATTTTGTTTGAGTTCTTCTCAGCAATTGCAAAATATTCATCTAAGGCGCTGTTGACATCTTTTGCTATTCGTTTTAATGGGTACGAATTTGTAGTTGCTGAAATCAATCCACAGGCGTCTTGGATTTTCTGAACAATACCATCTTTGTTTGTTGTATCACTAAATTGTAATTGTGCCATATTTTTAAATTGTGGGTATTTATTACCCTAGATAGCCCACCATTGCTGATGAGCTATAAGGATATACAACTATGAAGTTGCGAACGGAGTCGCCACAGTACCTGTACCTAGAACAGTTCCTGAAACAGCCCAGCGAGTTGCTGAGACACATTCCACTCTTATTCTAGTTCCTTTGACTGCTCCTGTTGTCGTACCATTCATTGAGATAGCCACATGAGTTGACCCATTGGCTACAAATCCTACTGTTGCGTTTGAAGTATCAGTATCTATCGAAAGCAAAGCTCCTTCTAGGAGTTCTGTTCCGGCAGCTGTGATGATCTTAGCAGCATTGGATGTGATGGTAGTCGTAACAAAGAAATCAAAGTATGTCCCAACTTTAGCAGTTGGTAAGGTATAAACAATTCCGGCTGCTCTATCGAAAAGGACAATTGAACCACTCTCTTTTGCATTAAGTGATCTAGTTGCACCTTCTCCTGATATAACATTTTTTCCTGCTTGGAGTACATCCAAGATTTGTTTGAGTCCTCTTAACATATTTTTTTAATATTTTTAGTTAATACCTTTTAAGTGGGGATGTGGTACATACAATTTGTATCGGTGGGATGACATTTTATATATACCACACCCCCACCTATAAAGGTGGTTGGTAATAAATCGAAGGCTAGGCTAGTGTGATGTCAATAACTAGGTCTGTTTTAGGAGCCCATAGTTTGAAACCAATGTAACCAAATGTTACTGTTTCCATACCTGTTTTACCAGATACTTGTTTCTCTTCAAATTTAAGACCACGAGGAGCTGCGTAAGTAGCTACACCCTTAACACCTGCAACTCTGTGACCAGAGTTAGTGTAAGTAGTTGTACCCAATGTTTCAGATGCAAAAGTTCCTGTTCTAACAACATAAATGTCGAAACCTGCTTGAGATGTTAAGAATCCATTGTTTAGCGCTGAGTCTGCGAATGAGAATCCACTTGTCATTTGCGCTTCGATGAATCCCGGTACATCTGTGTTTTCGATTACTAGGAACAATCCCTTGTATACATCTGCGTAACCTGCTAATTTTCCACCCAAGTTTGAAAGGATAGTGTTAACATTCGCAGCTGTAAACCCTCCTGCTGGAGTAGTGTAAGCTCCTGTTCCATCTTCACAAAGGTTGTTAAGAACGAATCTGTCGATTTTAAGAGCAACTGCGTAAGTTTGCTCATCAAATCTAGATGCAAACAAATCAAACTGTGAAAGAGAACTTTCAAAGTCGTAGACATGTTCTGCAACGATAACCTCGTTGTTTACAGTCAGTGTGTCGTCTGTAAGAGTAAAGTCAGCTACTGAATAAGTACCTGCTATTGCTTGTACAGTTGCACTTGCTTGTGAACCATAAGGATTTTGTAATGTTTTAAGATCAGAACGATCAACTTGACAGATTTTTTCTGCCACAAGCATGTTTCTCAATGCTTGTTCTAGAGTTGATTGACGATATTTATCTCTGTACGATTTAGTACTGATAGTGTTAGCCATAAAGGTTAAAAATTAAATTATTAATCTATTAACCCACCGATCAGCATTACTTACCTGCTTTTCTTGCTGCAATTCTTGCTTTCGCTAACCTCTCGATGTCATCCTCGTTTTCAGGTAGATTACCTTTTGAGGCATCCTCAAGAAGTTTTTGATCGCTGACCTTCTGATTTCCGGTTCTGCGTTGACCCATATTAGTGGCTCTTGCAGTTTCCCTTTTTTCAGCTTGTCGTTTTAGGATAATTTGCAAGTCTTCATCCTTCAAAGCCTCTGCGATAGATATTTTGTTGAGTTTTGCATAGTTGCCTACTCTTTCAAAATCTTCTTCAGGAACATCAGCCTTGATTAATGAATACATATCCTTTGTAGAAAAGTCGTCAGTTTTGGCGTTAGGTTTAGTAGGATTAGGCTTTTTACCTTCATCTTTTGGATCTTTGCCTCCTCTTTCGGCTTTCTCGGCTCTGATTTTGTAGTTGTGAGCTAACTCTTTATACTTTTTAAAGTTTTCAGGAGTCATCTCTTCTTCTCCATCATCAGCTCCTTCTGAGCCACCTTGATCGTTTTGATCGTCGGCGTTTTTGTTTACGAACTCAGCATTGTCGTTTTCGATGTTTGAGCCATCATCTTTGGCGTTTGGGATTGTCATAGAATGTTTTTTAGGAGATCTTCTACTCCAGTTAATTTTAAGTGTATTAGTTTATAATTTTTTGTCAAGCGATTTATTTACTAGAGTTCTTTTTTAATCTTTCAGTTGTTTGTTGGATGGTTTCTGTTTTAAGTCCGGCCAATAAATATGATTGATTTAAGTGAGCCTCTGTGTGAGACACAATGGCGTTTCTAGTAAGAATGTCTGCGTGGATAAGTCTGTCTGATTTTCCATCAAAAGATAGTAAGTCAGCAAGATCAAATGCATAGCAGTCATCATCTTGGAACTTTGCCTCTAGAGTATCAAAGTATTTTACCAATTTGTCTCTAGCAATTATGTAAGGGATAGACATTTCTGTATCTCTATCTTTTATTTCAACATTGAGCCACATATCAGTTAATTGATATAGTGGAGCCTCAGGATCGAGTTTTGGATTAAAGAGTTTGAACAGGACTGCCCATGCCTCACTCCCCATTGGGAATGTTTTAGCAATGTTATCTTTGTCAGCAGCCGACAACGGAAATTGAAGAAACTTTTTTCTTAACTGAGTAATTAGAGTATCATTCTCTGCAAATATTCTCTTGATTAACTCAAGCTCTGCATCGGTGAACCTCATTGTTTGTTTCTTTTTTTCTTGCATGGAATTATTTTTTACCTTTTTTGATAACTTTTTTTGCGACCTTTTTTACAACTTTAGTTGCTTTTTTTACTGGCGCTTTTTTTACAGTTTTTTTCATAATTTTATTATTGATTATATGCGATTAATACTTTGTCTAAATAGTCTTTCTTTCTAAGGTATTCCTCAGGATTTGAGACTTTTAGTTTTTCCACATAAGAAACAAATTGTTCTTTTGTAGTGTTTGGTAGAGTACCTACTTCATTAGATGGCTCTAATTCAGTTTTTTTTTCCTCCGATGTTGGAGCGACTTCCGGTACAGTTTCAACTACAGGCTCTACCACAGGTTCTGCAGGAGCAGGAGTTTCCTCTACTACAGCAGGTTCTGGTTGAGTTTCTGTATTGTCTACTACCACAGCGCCATTTTCGATAGCGTCTGCCACCTCTTCATCAGTTGCCTCACCAATTGGAGCGCCTACTTCCACACCTGCTGCTGCTAATTCAGGATTAGCGTCAAGCATTTCTTGTGTGACAACAGTTGGCATTTCCACTTCAGCAGCATTTACATTTTCTTGATTTTCCATAAGGATTATTGGGTTGTTGCTTCAGCAACTTTATTTAATAATTCCCCCACCGATTTTGGCGACCCACCACTCGCTTGGGGAATAGGTGATGGGGATTTTTGTTTAGTGTTTTGTAGTTGAACAGATGATATTACTCCAGTTTCCTCTAGGATTTTACTAAATAGCATTTTACCATTTGGATCTTGTAAGATTGCAGGATTTGAAACGATTGTTTGCAATAGTGTGTTAAGTGTTTGCAATACAACTCTTCTGTCTGAGCCTTCATTTGTGATGTCAACTTCAACTTCCCATTCGATGTCTTTCAAAATATCTTTCCATTTTACTGAGTCAATTTCTGAAGGTTTTATAAAGCGTTGATTTAGCAATGGCGCTATCTCATCCCTGATTTCTTTTTCAGCCTCTGCAGGATTGAATTCTGGCGCTACACCTCCATCAAATATGATTTCAGCTGCCTTTTTGTTGTATCTACGGATTGCCTCGTTTGGAATGTAAAGAGAATCAATAGTTTCAATATGCTCTGCTGATAAGATTTCAGCAATTTCCTCACTTGTATCAAGTTCTTTTTTAATACGAGGGATAACATGCTTTTTAATGATTTGCGCAAGTTGTAGGCCTTTGTTTTCCACCATGATTTCAAATAGGCCATGAGACTCTTTGTTTGCGATTTCAAAAGAACCTAGAGGAACATTTGAGTTTAGATTGTCTCCGGTGATGGCTTCAGTTGCACCCACAGTCTTGTTGCCTTGCAAATAGAATAGCTCACCCAGAGTTTTTAATGCTCCGATGTCATGCGACACATTGTTTACCATTGTAAGTGGAGAGTTTGGAGCGTGGATTAAGATGTCTCCTGTTTCCATTGCTGACAAAACATTCTGTCCGATTAGGTTTCCATCTGCTGTTTGGAATATTAGCTTTGATGAAAGGTCTAGTTGGTCTTTCATTGCCTTCACAGTATGGTTTTGCATCCATTGAGCGTCAAACAAATGCTCTACTGCTCCGATTGATTGCTCTCTACCATTTTCTTTAATCAAGTGAGTGAGTGTGAAAGGATCATCTTCTCTAACACCTTTGTAAAGGCAGAGGTCTTCGTACTCATCATTTTCATTCAAGTAATAAGAAATAACATGCATTTGGTATGAATAAATATCATCGTCCTCCTCTTTTCCTGAAATCCATGACTCTGGGAAATACCCATTTACTTCGTAAACTTCATAGAAGTCATCCTTTTGGTCTACATTTTGTTTGTCAGCTGTTTTTCTTGTGCTTTTAGAACCTAGCAAAGACTTCACTTGGTCTTTGTAGTAAAGAGGATGTTGTAGCAATTCACTCTCTGCAAAATCAAACTTTTGAATTTTAGGATTGGCTGCAAAGTTAATTACATCTGAGATGAGGTTAGTCCACGACACAACTTCCAAGTGTAATTTTTCATCTGTGTCAACGGCTTTGATTGGAGATGAACCGAATGTTGCGAGGTCTCTTCCCCATTCATTTAAGAATTGTCCGAAGTTGTTTTTGCGCATCCACTCCTGCAATTTAAGTGTTGCTATAAATGAAAAAAGGACATTAGAAAACTTAGTCGATTTAATTCTGATGTCTTTTCTGTCTATATCGGTTGCACGATACCAAAGGTTACGAGCAGCATTTACAATGTTAAAAAATGGCTTTTCTCTATCAAGAGCGTCTGTATCTCCTGAGATATGCTTTGAGTTAATGTAAGCAAGTATGCGTTCGATGTTTTCGTATTGCGAGAACTCTACATACTTTGAAATCTTAGTTGTGCCAGTAGTATAATTGTCCTCTGACTTGCGAACTAACTCGGCGACCTTTTTTGTGTAATCCATAATTTTTTTATTATTATTAATTTGTAATTTTAAGTGTAGCACATTTTTTAAAAGTCAAGTAGTGTTTTATTTGTTCGAGCGTCTCTCTTGCGACTTCATTTGCATTTGCGATCTTTGGAATGAAAATACTTTTTCCATTTCCGGATCAACTTGCGTGGCTTCTTTTTGTAATTCAAACCACATTCTGAATATGATTGGATCGCCCACATCGGGAGACCTTCCTAATTCCTCTTTCACTAAATCCTTAGGTCTGATTTGCAATTTCCCATCTGAGTCAACATCTTTCACTTTCAAAAGCGCTCCCAAGTCTGCAATGATTTCATCTCTGAAACTTGGAACTGCAAAAGCAATCTTATGTTCGTTTATAACCTCAGCCAGTTTAAAACCACATTGAGATTTAAGATTTCTGTAATTTGGTTTACCTACCATGAAGTCGTCTGTGATTTTGTTGCGCTGTCTGATTTCATTTGCAGTAGGTAATGGCGATGAGTTAGCCTGAAAACCTCTCACACCAATCAAACCATCGACAACACCTCCACCGATACCATCTTCATCGATAATACAATTTGCGTAAGGGATACGCTCATAAGCCAATATATCCTTTATGGTTTGAATGTTTTGTGCTACCGATTGCTTAGCCCTCTTTTCAATTTTTACCAATTCCATACCCTCCCAATGTTGAATGGTTGTCATATCTTTACCAAACCGAGCCACATCGACACAAAGGTATTTGTCATCAGAACCATCGACTGTGTTTGTGAAAGTATCAATCAAAGCGTCATAGGAAACAATCGAGTCTTTGCTTTCATCATAGTCCCAGTCTCCCAAGTACAGGCGTTGTCTACGCACAAGGTCTTTTTCATTTTTAAGAGTTTCAACATAGTCAGCCGGTAAGTATTTGTTATCAATAGCCAGAGCCTGTATAAACTTTCTAGACTTAGGGAGCACTCCCTCTTTGTGTGGATCAACGAAGTCTCTTTTCATCCACCCTTTTTTAGGATTGGCAGTGATTAGAAGTTTCTTTTTGAGATTGTAAACATCATTTTTCCATCTACCTACAGACAGCCACAGGTTTGCTTTCGCAGCCTCAGCCACCTCTCCACCCTCTTCAATCATCCCTCTTGTCATTTGCATTGAACCGAACCTCTCGAACAATGGATCGGATGGTATGTGTTTACAGGCTAAAAGATAGACCTTAGAGCCATTTTTTAGATTATAAACAGAGTCTTGCCCATTGAAAGATGCGTAGTCTTCCACTTTTAAACCCCAGTTTGTAAAAACCTCGTGAATGGTTGGAATTGTAAATTTGCGCAGGTCTGTTAATTCAGCACGAGCAATGAAGTAGTGAGTTTCAGGATAAGTAAGAGCATCGCCAAATATCAAAGACACTCCGAGATAAGATTTACCTCCTCCCTTTCCACCTCCATACAAAATCTCCTCAGTCACATTATCAAGCCACGCTTCAGCTGCCTCGATTTGCTTTTGGTTTTTAGTTTTAAATACTACTTCGATGCTTTCCATATTATTAAAGTTTTATAGTCACCCAAGCGTCTCGTATTCCATTACACTTTTTACACAAATATAAACTTGCAGACGAGCCATCTGCTTTTTCTTTAGAAGAGATTTGTTTTGTGTCTTTGTAAAAAAACCTGTGCCAACGAGAAGTACAAGTTCCATACAAAAACTTCTCTTGTGCGTCAATCCAGTCTTGCGCATCCCATATTCTAGGTTTTGGTAGGTAGTTTCCCATAATTATATAAGTTCTAAGTCTTGCTCTGCAAATATGTGTACCATACCTCCACAGTTTTGTTCGTACAAAGGAAATTGGTGGTCACAACGAACACAGGTGATTGGTAAGATAGCTTCATTTGGTATTTCTACAGCATAAAGTATTCTATCTCCCTCTATTTTAGTGCCACCACTAATTACAATCCCCTCAAACTTGTAACCTTTAATCTTGCGAACTTTGTCGCCTATTTTAAATTTCATATATTTATTCTTCTTTTACTATTCGCACACCAGTAATTTGAGGCACAATCTTTTCCCCTTGAGTTGTCACATCAATGTTTTGTGAGGCCTTACCATACACCATTTCCATCACTGCAATGTAAAGCC